TAAGAACTCCGGAGCAGACTTACCAGCTGCAGAGGTTCAGGGACTTATCGCTGCATGGAAGCGCGCTCGTCAAAATAACTCCACAGCTTACCTCACTTCAACTCTTGACTATAACCCTGTTTCATTTTCTCCAAAAGACATGATGTATAACGAGGCAGTACAGAACCTCAGCACTCAGATTGCTCGCGCTATGAATGTGCCAGCTTATTACCTTTCAGCAGACCAGAACACCACAATGACTTACGCCAATGTGCAGGATGAGCGAAAGCAGTTCTACGCTCTTTCTATCGAGCCTTACATCCAGGCTATTCAGAGCCGCCTTTCAATGAATGACATCTCTACAGCTGGGCATGAAGTCCGCTTTGCCGTATCAGATACTTTCCTTAAACAGGATCCATTGGTCGAGATTCAGGTACTAGAAAAGCTCCTTACTCTCGGACTTATTACAACTGAACAAGCTATGTCAATGACCGACCTAACACCTAACGGAATCGAGGGACTCTAATGGAGACTCTATATATCGAGGCATCATCTATCGAGTGCTCAGAAGAGCGCCGCGAAATCTCGGGCAAGATTGTGCCAATGGGAACTGGCGAAATCGGCAACACTAACCTTGGTGGAGTTGTATTCGAGGCAGGTTCTATTGAAATTGACGATCCATTAAAGATTAAGCTCCTCAGTCAGCATGACATGAAGAAGCCAGTTGGTCGCATGGTTACTGCCACAGTTCGACCAGATGGAATCTATGCAACATTTAAGTTGAGCCGTAGCCAGTCAGGTACAGATGCGATGATCATGGCATCTGAAGGACTGGTTTCAGGTTTGAGCATTGGGGCGGAAATCATCGCATCTAAGCCAAGCCGTGATGGTCATACAGTCGTGAGCGCGGCTAAATTAAAAGAGGTTTCTTTAGTCACCGAACCCGCATTTAAATCGGCACAGGTACTAGAGATTGCAGCGGAGGAAGTTCTTCCAGCTGAGCAAGTCCAACCAGAAAGCGAGCCAACAGTCGTGGAAGAAACCACAACTCCGGTAGAAGCTCCAGCAGTTGAAGCAGCGGCAGTAGAAGCGGCTCGCCCAACAGTTGCAGCATCTCACTATGTCAAAGAGCGCACAGCTCCAATCTCATCAACTCAGTACCTTGAGGCATCTATTAAGTCAGCTCTCGGAGATGACGAAGCACGCCGTACAGTTCGTGCAGCAGATGACTCAACATCTACTAACACAGGTTTGACACTCCCATCACACCTCAACACATTCATTACTGACACATTCACAGGTCGTCCAGCGTTTGAAGCAGCTACACGCGGCTCACTCGCAGGTATCGATGGCATGAGCTTCACAGTCCCTCGCCTTTATACCAATGCGGGAACTCCAGATGTCGCTCCAACAGTTGCAGACACAAACGAAGGTTCAGCACCATCTGAGACAGGCATGACATCTGCATACGATACAGTTTCAATCGAGAAGTTCTCAGGATTGCAGCGCGTATCATTCGAGCTCGTAGATCGCTCATCTCCTGCGTTCATGGAACTCATGATGGCAGAACTTCGTAAGGCATACGAGAAGGCAACAGACGCAGCTCTTCTTGCAGCTTATGTGGCTAACGGAACAACTGCTGCAACAACAGCAGCAACAGCAGCAGGACTCCAGTCATTCGTATCTGTAGAAGGCGCAGCCGCATACAAGGGTACAGGCGGAGACTTCGCTAACAAGCTCGTAGCATCTACAGACGCTTGGGCAGCCATCGCTGGATTTGCGGACACAACTGGACGCAGCCTCTATTCAGCTCAGGGTGCAACACAGAACGCATCAGGTAACGCAGTTGCTACATCAGTAGTCGGTGGCGTACTTGGTACAGACCTCATTGTAGATCACAACATCTCAACATCAGGCGTTGTCGATAACTCAATGTTCCTCGTAGCACCTTCATCAGTCTACACATGGGAATCACCTACAACTCAGCTTCGCGTCAATGTTCTTACATCAGGCGAAATTGAAATCAACCTTTACGGTTACCTCGCTATCTACCTTGCTAAGTCAGGCAAGGGCGTTCGTAAGTTCAACCTTACATAATAGCAACCCATTAGAACGGCTGGGGGCAGGTGCCCTTCCTGCTCCCAGCTCTTATGAAAGGATATAAAGATGTCACTATGCACAGTTGCCGAGCTAAAGGCAGCCCTCGGCGTTGGCTCTTTGTATGCAGACGCTACTCTTCAAGAGGTATGCGACGCTGCGGATAATGTCCTACTCCCTTTCATTTGGGCTAACACTACTTTTGGGGTCGCACATAGCAATACGGCTACAACAGGTACTACTTACTTTGATGAGAATGTACAAGAGACTTTCTATATTGGTGAAACAGTTGTTATCACCGGCATGGGTTCTAAGCACAATGGATCTAAGACAATTACCGAAGTCGGCGAATATTCAATTACTTACGCCATCTCAGGCAACAACAACACTCCAGCGGTTCGCCATCCAGTCAACCCTTACGGCGTTGTAGCGGCAGAGACTTACCTTGACCCTTCAACAGTACCGAGCATCCAGCTAGCAGCTCTCATGATTGCCGAGAGCATCTGGCAGTCTCGTCAGGCTAACTCAGGCAACGGCATGGCACCTGATGGATCTATGGGCTCCTTTTATGCAATGTCCTCACAGCTCATCTCTCGCGTACGCGGACTTATAGCGCCTTACCTAGACCCTAGAAGCATGGTCGGCTAATGACCGCTATAACAACCCTTAGAACCTCTATCGCGACCGCTCTGGTAGATAACAGCCTTTACCAGGTATTTAGTTTTCCACCAGCGAGCCCAATTCCTAACTCAGTTATTGTGACTCCGGATGATCCATACATCACTCCAACCAATAATGATTACACATCTATTGCCCCTCTAGCTAATTTCAAGCTGAGCATTATTGTCCCGCTTCTTGATAACCAAGGAAACTTGGCAGGCATCGAAGCCGATGTAGTCCGAGTTTTCCAGCTTCTCGAAGCATCTAATATTGTATTCAATGTGGGAACAGTTAGCGCACCCAGCGTTATCTCAGTACCCTCAGGCGATTTACTGACTTGCGATATTGCAATCAGTACCCTAACGGAATGGAGCTAATCATGGACGATTGGACAAAGGAGCAAGCCGACTTTCTAATCAAGATTGGTCAGCTTCCACCAGCAACACCAGCACCAAAACCAACTACCAAGAAAGATGAGGAATAAGCCGTGGCAGTATTTCTGAACAATGCCGTATCTGTAACGGTTAACTCAGTTGACCTTTCAGATCATGTAACCGCAATCACAATCAACCGCACATTCGACGAGCTCGAAGTAACTGCTATGGGCGATTCAGGACACAAGTTCGTTAAGGGTCTTGAGGCTTCATCAGTCACAATCGACTTCCTCAATGATACAGCTACAGGTGAAGTTCTCCAGACTCTCCAAGCAGCTTGGGGAACTAATGTTACCGTTGTAGTAAAGCAGTCTTCAGCTGCAGTCTCAGCTACTAACCCTAGCTACACAATGACCTGCCTTGTGAACAACACAACAGACATCAACGGTTCAGTTGCAGACCTTTCAACACAGTCTGTTACATGGAATGTATCAGGTACAATCGCAGTAGCAACTGCATAATTATCTAAACAAAGGGGCAAAGAATGGCAAAGCTAAAAGTAACAAGGGCAGACAACTCCGTACAGGAGTTCGAGATTACTCCGCTCATCGAGTATTCGTTTGAGCAGTTTGCCAAGAAGGGCTTCCATAAGGCGCTGATAGAGGATCAGAAGCAATCTGATGTCTATTGGCTCTGCTGGGAAGCAATCCGTCGCTCAGGGGAAACCGTCCCACCATTCGGTGAGAAGTTTCTTGAGACAATTAAAGGGGTCGAGGTCTTAGAGTCTGACCCTTTAGGCTAGATCGTAACTCCGTTACTTATACGGCAGCTCGTCTATCGTATGAGTACGGGGTTGCGTTCGAGTCAATAGTGAACCTATCGCCTATGGCGTTTAAGGCTCACATCCAAGTATTGAATGATCTAGCGAAGGAGCGGGACAATGCCAACAGAGGTAAAGGGCGCTCTCGCACTTCGTAAGGCATTAAGAGACTTTGAGCCTGACCTAGCTAAAGAAACCACAAAAGAAATAGCAAGTTTCCTCAAGCCTGTCGTGAGACAAGCCAGAGGTTTCTTGCCTTCTAACGCAGAAGCTCCTAGTGGTTGGCTTAAGCGCCCTAGTGCTCAAGGTCGTTGGGCAGATCGTTATTATGACAACGCCGAAGCCAGCCGTGGCATTACATACAAGACAAGCCCTAGCAAAGAAAACCGCAAGGGCTGGGTTGCCTTAGCCTCCATCCGTAGCAAGAACGCCGGAGCTGCTATCTATGAAACCGCTGGTCGTAAGTCTGGAATCGTTGGAAACTTCACACCAAGATTTACTGAGACCCTAGAAGGTAACGGACAGAAAATGAGGGGTCGAGCTATGTTCAAGGCGTTTGCCAAGGACCAAGGCAAAGCCACAGCAGGAGTTGTTCAGGCAATCCAGAAAGCCGAAGCCAAGTTTAAAGGAAAAACACGATGAGCCTACTAATCAACATAGCCGCCCAATTCAGCGGTAAGAAGGCTTTAAAAGAAGCTCAGAAGCAGGTCAATGTACTTGAGAGTTCAGTCAAGAAATTAGGCGCTACATTAGGCGTCACCCTTTCAGCAGCCGCAGTTGTGGCGTTTGGTAAGGCATCAGCTAAAGCATTTATTGACGACGAAAAGGCTGCAACAAAGTTAAGCACCGCAGTAAAGAACCTTGGTCTATCCTTTGCCCAGCCAGAGATTAATAGCTACATCGCTAAGCTCGAAGCCTCTGCCAAGGTTGCAGATGACCAGCTTCGCCCAGCTTTCCAAGCCCTTTTAACTACTACTGGATCACTTAGTAAGTCCCAGCAATTATTGACAACTGCTATCGAAGGCTCCCGCGCATCTGGCATCGACCTACAGACCGTAGCCCAGGACCTCGCCAACGCCTATGTAGGAAATACAAGAGGGCTAAAGAAGTACAACCTAGGTTTGACTCAGGCTGAACTCAAGGCTGCTTCATTTACTACAATCCAACAGAAACTTAATGCTCAGTTCTCAGGAGCTAATGCAGCTTACCTGACTACTTATGCTGGCAAGATGGAAGCCCTCCAACTGGCAGCGAGCAACGCACAGGAGACCATCGGTAAAGGTCTGGTAGACGCCCTAGGCATTATCGGAGGCAAAGGCACCAAGGACATTGAAAAGGCAACAACCGCAATGGATAACCTTGCGAGCTCTACTGCCAATGTCATTCGTGGTCAGGCAGTGGTCATCTCTAAGATTGGCGGCGTAGGAGATGGCACAGTCGGCAAGATTGCCAACGCTATCAAGATTTATTACAAAGAGATTTTCGGTATTCAAGCTCTCGAAGATTTGGGCAAAGCCACGCTTCCTAAACCTAGAGCCAACCGTAGTTTTGGTGGCAGTTCCCTGCCAAACCTAAACAGTTCTTTCGATGCAGAATCCATGAAACTTGCAAAGGAGCAAGCTGCTCTTCAAAAGAAGATGCTGGATGCTCAGAAGAAGAACACAGCAGAACTCAAGAAGCAAGCCACAGCGAAGAAGCAGAACTCTCTGTTCGATCTAGAGATTATTCAGCGAGTGGCAGCTCTTCAAGGCAAAATTACAGAAGAGGAAAAGCTCCGCCTCAACCTCCAGCTCGCCTTGCTGACAAGCAATGACAAGCTTGCGGCTGACCTAGCCGGAAAGCTGGCAGACTCTATCGACAAGACAGGTAAGTTAAAACTATGGCTTACTACTCTTCCAGATGCTAACAACCCATTCAAGGGTTGGGATGCTTACCTAGTCGAAATCGAAAAGAAGATTCGCTCATTAGATGTTCCAATGCCTAACGCTCCTGGCTCTGGTATTCCAGCTCTTAGCGGTACCGACTTTGGCGGTAATAAGATTGGCACACCAGTAGGCGGCGGCTTCACTCCTCCTCCAGCTGGTACTTACGGTGCTGGCGGCGGTAATATTGTCGTACAGATTGACGGCAAGACAATTGCCTCAGCATTATTAGATCAGTCCCTCTCAGGCAACCAGGCATATGTGAACCGCCGGACGGGTGGCTTTGAGTAATGGCATTACCAGCGCAGATAGCCGTATCCTTTGACTTCTCGTCTGGTGCGACTTTCGGCTACCCATTTACCATTGGTGATGCTAAGTATGGTGTGCTAGGTACTGGAACTCTTGCAGGTTCTACGGTACCAACGCCTGTTGTGGATCTTACTCCCAATGTCCGACAGATTACTATTACTCGTGGACGCAACTTACAGCGTGACACCTACGAGGCTGGCAGCGCCGTAGTGCGTGTACTAGACCCTGAGTCATACTTCAACCCTCAGAACACCTCAAGCCCTTATTACGGCTATCTGGTGCCTCTACGCAAGGTTCGTATCTCGGCAACTACAGCTACAACGGACGCCTTCCTTTTCAGCGGGTACACCACGGAGTACCGCTACACCTACGACCAAGCCGAGCAGATGGGCTATGTCGATATCTATGTATCCGATGCCTTCCGTCTATACCAGCTAGCACAGGTCGAGGCAGTTACAGATGCAGGAGCAGGTCAATCGACAGGCACTCGTCTAGGCAAGCTCCTGGACCAGATTAACTTCCCAGCCAATATGAGAACCCTCGCGACAGGTGACTCTCTATGTCAGGCAGACCCAGGCACCCTACGCACAGCTCTCGGAGCCCTTAAGAATGTGGAGTTCTCAGAGCAGGGAGCCTTCTATATCAACGGCTCAGGCACGGCAGTCTTCAAGGATCGTAGCGATGTGGTCTCTTCGATTGCAGCTACTCCCATTGAGTTTAATCAATCTACTGGCATACCTTATAAGAACCTTGTATTCGCCTTTGACGATAAGCTCATCATCAACCAAGCCCAGATGACCCGCTACGGTGGCTCCCAGCAGTTCGCAGAGAACACTACTAGCGTGGCTAAGTACTTCCCTCACACTTACTCCCAGCAGGAGCTCGTCATCGACACCGATGCCAATGCCCTTAACATCGCCAAGACCTATGTGGCAACCAGAGCGGAAACAACCATCCGCATCGATGCCATGACTATCGACTTATTAGATACTAGTGTCCCTACCGATACGATCATTGGGCTGGATTACTTCACCAACTGCCGCATCGAGAACAACCAGCCAGACGGCTCAACTATCGTTAAAACTCTGCAAGTGCAGGGATTGGCTTGGGACATCACCCCAAACCGTATGCAAGTAACAGTAACAACACTAGAACCTATAACCGATGGGTTCGTAATTGGAAGCACAGAACGCGGTATAATTGGCGTTAGTGCGATGACTTACTAGGAGATATAAATGGCAACAGGTTTCCCAGCTTCAACAGGTGACATCCTCACCGCTGCGGCATTTAACGGACTAGTAGCGTTCACGCTCAATGACCAGACAGGCACAAGCTATACCCCTGTCCTTACCGACCAGTACCAAGTGCTCATCACACGATCCAACGCTGGCGCATCTACTCTTACAATTCCGACCAACGCATCCGTTGCCTTCCCTGTCGGTACTGTCATCACCGTGCTAAACAAAGGCGCGGGAGCGGTAACCATCTCAGGAGCAGGAGGAGTCACAGTCCTCTCAGCTGGAGCGACAGCGGCTAGCCCTGTGCTTAACCAGTACAAGAGCTGCGCTCTCATGCAGACCTCAGCGAATAACTGGTATGTGGTGGGCGCGATTGCTTAATGTCCTAGCCGCTCAGTTAGGAGAAGGCACTCCGGTTTCTACTAACTCTTACGAGTCAATCGCCTCGGTATTGGTTGGCTCTGGTGGTCAATCGACCGTTACATTCAGCTCGATTCCGTCCACCTATAAGCACTTGCAGATTCGTTGCCTTATTGGTAACCCAGCGTCAGTAGCTTTGACTATAAATAGTGGATCGTTTGCTCGCCGGCATTATATGTACGGTGCAGGTTCAGGCAGCCCAGTAGCCGGCTCTGACACAGCCAATGACATATTCGCTGGTGCAGATAACGCCTTAATTAGAGCAGCAAACATTGTTGATATTTTAGACTACGCCAATACAAATAAGACCAAGACTTATAGAATTTTGGGCGGAGCTGATTTTAATGGTTCAGGTACTTTGATTATGTTCTCTGCTTTAGATTTATCTACTGCGGCAATCAACACAATCACATTGACTTCTACTAGCGGAAACTTTAGAGAGCACTCATCATTCGCTCTATACGGGATAAAGGGATAACATGGCATCTACTTATGAACCGATAGCGACCTACACAGTATCTTCTGCCTCTTACGCAGAGTTTACTTCTATCCCTAGCACCTACACAGACCTTTACATCGTATGGACCGCAACCTCATCCAATAACACTGGATACGGAATTAGATTCAATGGAGACACAGGATCTAACTACTCCCTAACTTATATCTATGGAGATGGCGCTACTCCTGTATCTGGTCGCGATAGCAACATAACAAGCATCAACGGCATGGGGCGAACAGGTACATCTCAAGGCGTGGGTCGTGTCAATGTTATGAACTATTCTAATACGACTACATACAAGACAGCTATCGGTCGTGGTGACTTAGCTACTCAATTAACCATGGCAACGGTTGGGCTATGGCGTTCTACTTCTGCTATTAACGCTATTCGTTTAACTCCAGAAGTCGGAACAATTACAGCGGGAACCTTTACTCTCTACGGAATCAAGGCGGCATAATGGCGACTACATTTACAAAGATTGACTCCTACGAAGTAGGCTCTGGTGGAGCTGCATCCATTGCGTTTACAAGTATCCCAGCAACTTATACGGATCTAGTTATTAAGTTATCAGGGCGTAGAGCTGGAAGCGGCTATTCTGATGGTTTTAGCGTGGCGGTAAATGGCGGAACTAATTACGCAGATATAGAGCTTTACAACCAAAACGGCTCGCCTGCATCTTATGGAGTAAGAACTTCCTCCACAGAGATGTTCATGGGTCAGGTTCCCGCATCTTCTGCTACATCTAACACTTTTGGCAACCATGAGATTTATATTCCTAACTATCTTTCGACAGGAGTTAAATCACTTTCAAGTGACGGCACAAGCGAAAACAACGGAACACAGATTTATCAGACTTTAATTGCAGGAAAAATAACAAATGGAGCGGCTATTACTTCAATTACTCTAGCCGCTTACGGAGATAACTTCGTCCAATACTCAACCGCTACCCTATATGGAGTAAAAAATGCCTAATCCAACTAAAGTAATCATCGACTGCTCAACTGGCGAAGTCCACGAGGTAGAGCTAACAGCTGAAGAAATCCAGCAGCGTGAGGATGACCGTATTGCATACGAGGCAGCCAAGGCAGAGGAAGCGACCAACGCTGCACTCAAGGCAGAGCAGAAGGCAGGACTGCTCGAGCGTCTAGGCATCACAGCCGAGGAAGCTGAACTCCTCCTCTCATGAAGCCCATTCTCTGTAAAGCAGGACAACAGTTAAGGGAGCAATTCGATGACAGCTTCCCGGATAGAGATCGCCGTTCCGATGGATGGGTTGGCGATACACGCCATTCAGCGCGTCCTAGTGACCACAACCCTGATAAGGCAACTGGGATTGTTCGCGCCATTGATGTCGATAGAGATGTATCTGGTACAGCTAAGCCCGACCTCATGCCCGACATTGCGGATCAGATTCGACTCGCTGCCAAGGCAGGAGATAAGCGCATCTCCTATGTCATCTTCGACGGCAAGATTGCCAGCTCTAAGAAGGCTTGGGCTTGGCGTCCTTATGATGGCATCAATAAGCATAATCATCATTGCCATATCTCATTCACTAAAGCGGGTGACGAGGATGGTTCGTTCTTTAATATCCCAATGCTAGGAGGCAACTAATGGAAGCAGTAATTATCGGTGGTCTAGGACTAATTGCCATCCCAGTAATTCGTCAGGCTATCAAGTCATACCGTGCTAAGAAGTCCCTTGCAGATATTGCAGTTGATGCAGTCGAAGCAGCAGTAGATGTCATCGACAAGAAGTGAGCTACCAGGATTGGGCTGCGATTGTAGCCATCTGCGCGACGGTTCTAACTGGAACGGCTGCTCTCTTACGATTTGTCATCTTGCACTATCTCGCGGAACTCAAGCCGAATAGCGGCTCGTCAATGAACGATCGCTTAGTGCGTGTCGAAGCTATGTTGGAGCTACTACTTAAGGGAAAATAAAACTATGGCACGCAAGAAGGCTATTGACCTAGATACTTACAGCGCTTTAGATGCATGGGCAATCTCTATAAATGAGATGTACAAAGCCCTACGAAGAGCAGGTATGAGTGTTGAACTAGCCCTTGCAATCATAGTAGAGCCTATGGCTTATCCTGACTGGATACTTCCCAAGCTCCCAGACAAAATCGACCCGATGCCATACGAGGACGATGACGAGGACTAATGAAGAAGATCGTAATCCTGTCAGACTTACAGGTTCCTTTCGAGGATGTCCATGTAGTCCAGAATGTAGCACGATTCCTCAAGACCTTTAAGCCAGACCAGACAGTTACCATCGGTGATGAGATTGACTTCCAGACCATTAGCAAGTGGAGCGAGGGCACACCTCTAGCCTACGAGCAGAGCCTTAGCGATGACCGCGACCGCTGCGTTGAGCTTCTCTGGGACTTAGGCGTTACCGACTGCATCCGCTCTAACCACACGGACCGCCTCTACCATACGATCATGAAGAAAGTTCCATCCTTCCTATCCTTGCCAGAGCTGCGCTTTGAAAAGTTCATGAAGTTTGACGAACTAGGCATCACCTTCCATAAGAACCCATTGACCCTTGCGCCTAACTGGCAACGAAGCTCAGGCAGCAAAGTTATCTGCTGAATTAGCAACTTCAATTGATAAGACAGGCAACCTTGCAAAGTTTCTAACTACTTTGCCAGAAGCTAATAATCCTTTCAAGGCGGGATTCGACCGTCTCGTAATCCTCAAGATTAAAGAACCCCACGGTCGTTAATC